GGATGATGAGTGGACTTCTCGGATAGGCTTCGGGTCTGTAGACGGGCCGAACAAACGGCTAGCCACGGTTCACGGAGTGTCTGATAAGCGGCCGGTGACGTGGGAATGTGTCTTAGACGATGGATAGCGACGAACTCAAAGACCTTCCCCGGAGCGAGCGGATAGCCAAGCTGTTTGACTTTCAGCCCTTCCCCTACCAAGCCGACCTAATCGACAAAGCCGACAACAACGACGTGTTCAAGTCGGCCGTCAAACCCGGCCGACAGGTGGGCAAGACAGAAACCGGCGGAGCGATAGCCGCCGAACGTGCCCTAAGCGGGCATGACGTGATGATTCTCGGGCCGTTCGAGGATACCGTTTCGGAGATGATGGAAGCCGCGAGAAATCATCTTGAGGCTTGTGAGCAGAAGTTTGCTAACGCGGGCTACGAACTCGGGACGGAATACCGCAACAAGACAGATTGGAAGTTTCAGGGCAACGGCCGACTTCGAGCGAGGACCGTAGGAAGCGACGGCACACAGATTCGGGGGAAGAACCCCGACGTTGTGCTGATCGACGAAGACGCCTACATTAAAGATAGCATACACACGGAAGTCATTGAGCCGTTCTTTAGCACACACAAGACGTATGAGTATTATCTATTCAGCACTCCGGCGGGTAAAACCGGATATTTCTATGAAAAGGTTGAACAAGATGAATCTTTCTTTAGTCCGCACTGGCCGTCTGAAATATCTCCGCTGATAGACAAAGACTGGTTAGAACAGAAGCGGAAAGAGCTAGACGGTCGGACCTACCAGCAGGAATACTTAGGCGAGTTCGTTGACGAAGGGGAAGCCCTCTTTCCCCATGACGTTATCCAGCCGCTCACGGCCGACGTGAGCTTGTCCGGGCCGAAGTTCCTTGGTGTGGACATAGCCCGCGAAGGTTCCGACAGAACGGTTTACACGGCCATAGACGAGACTGGTTCTGTCGAGATACTGGCGGCCGAAGAAACGTCCACGATGGACGGCGTATTAGGTCGGATTCGGGACCTGCATAGAGAACACACTTTTGAGACAATCGTAGTTGAGGAAAACAGCATTGGCGGGGGTGTGGTTGACTTCGGCCGGGACATGGCCGACGTGATGCAACCGTTCAAGTCTACGTCGAAGTCTAAACACCAACTCTACAAGCGGCTACAGAAGGACATAGAGGGGGAAGAAATCACCCTCCCGAACAACCGGCGGCTGATTGATGAGCTAACCAGTTTGGAATTTGAGTTTACGCAACACGGTTACATGAAAGTATCTCACCCCGAAGGCGGCCATGACGACTACCCGGACAGTTTGGCGTTTGCCAACTGGGGGCGGAACGGAGCGGGACAGACGCAAATCAGCCGCCGTAGCGCACGGACAAGTATGCAAAAGAGGAATCTATGAGCCGTTGGGAATCACTCAAAGCAACGCTGACACAGCCCATAGAGACTGTCCAGCGGAACGCACGAATCGACATTGTAAGCGGTGGGGTTGACGAGATAGACCCACCCGAAGACCTAGACGAATACGCCGATCAAGCCCGGACAACCGGCATCGTTCGGGCCAACCTTCGGAAATGGGTTAACGACGTGTGGGAACCCGGCTACCGAATCAACGGGCCGGATGAAACCGTAGCGTTCTTTGAAGAAGATATGTCGGTGGCTGACGGCGTTGAAACCGACGAAGAAACCGGCTGGTTAGAACAGGCGGCCGTCTTCTCCGGCGAAAGGCACCAACACTTCTACGATTTCGCTAAGGAGTGTACGTATCAGAAGTGGGTTCGTGGGACTGTCCTTGTCGAGATTCTAAAGAACGACAGGACTAGCGAAGACTGGAAGCCTACGGGGTTCTACTTTATCCGGCCTGAAACTGTTAACGTCCAAGTCGAGAACAACAGTGATATTCTGCTGCCACCGAATCCCGATGAACTACCAGAGGATATTAGCCAAAGCGACATAGAGACAACGCCACGGGGAGAGGTAGCGGCGTATATCCAGTTTGATGATGAAAGCATAGTCGGGCTACGGCGTGGCGGTCATGAAGACGACGAGATACCGCTTAGTCAGAACGATGTGCTGAAGACGACGCTTGAACCGGGGATTGGGGCCGACATAGCGGATGCAAACAACCGCACGCTAACGGAAGCCTCTAGCGTCTTTGGCAACTCCGTTATCAAGGCGATTAGTGAGGAAATCACGGAGTACAACCAAATCAAGCGGGATAGGGCAGAGGCGATTAGTCGGAAGGCATACGGGCTGTGGACTATGCAGTTCTCGCCCAATGTCATTGACCTTGGGGACCGGAAAGAGGTTATTGAGTGGACTGAGGAAAGCATACAGGACAGTGAGCGGGAAATCCGTGACATGGGGCCGGGTGACGTGTTTAGTTCGGACGCTGGTTTTGAGCTTGAGAAACACGAACCCGATGTGCCCGACCTAAACCCCACGCTTGAACACTACGTTGACGACATATTAGCCGCCCTGCCGGTTCCCAAGGCACTCACTGGGTTTGCGGATAGTGTCAACCGTGATGTTGTGTCAGACCAACGCGAAGCGTATGATGATCTACTCTCTGAGGAACGGAACCAAACGGCCCGGTTTTGGACGAGTGCCATTATCGACATAGCCGAACGGTATGGACTTGATACATCGGGCCTTGAGTTTGAGATTACCCCACCGACTGAAGACAACCCGGTTAAGAGTCTCGACAATGAGACGATTGAGCGGATGAACAAATACGTGGCGACGCTCAATGCAGCAAGCGGGCCACAGGCCGGACCAACCAGTCTTGTGAGTCGGGAGAAGATTCTTGAAGTGCTTGAGTTCCCGGTTGATGATGAGTCGCCGGAAGATGTTGTTGACGAGATTAGCGACGAAGAAACGGAAGCGGCGTGGGCTGACATTATGGGCGTTGATAGCCTCGCTACGCAATACACTGAGGGCGATGTTGTGCAAAGTCCACAGGGATTAGGCGTTGTCTCTGGCGTCTTTACCAGTGGGTTTGACGACGTGGAAGCCTCAGAGAGTAGCCCAACCTACGCCGTTGCTTTGAAAGACGGCCGGGTTGGGTCGGAGTTCTACAAAGCGTCACAACTCTCAGAAGGCGAAATGCCGGAGGTTGACGTAGAGAACCCCACGGAAGACGTTGAAGCCATGATGAATATCATGGCGGCCGAAGAAGATACCGAAGCGTTGGGGTGGACTCACCCGGAGAGTTGGCGGGAATCCAGCACACCCGCCCGACTAATCGCACTGAAGGCGTGGGCAGACATGAACGGGCAGTTTGATTGTGGCGGTGCCTGTTGCATGGGTGATTTGAAAGACGAAGAACTATGTGCCTCTCTCAAAGACGAAGTGCTTGGGACGACGGAGTGGCGTGGTTGGGGCGCATGATATGGCTTGCACGCACGAAGCCCTAAGTCCCTACACCAGAGACGGCAGCGGAGGGCCAACGCCAACCACAACCGCACAGAAACGCTTTGCACAACGGCTCCGGGGCGTCCTCTCCCGAATCAACGCCCGGCTTCGAGAGGCGATCATAGATAACGACCTATTCAACCTCAGAGACGAAGCCTTAGTTGACGACGTGCCGGATAGGGTCTTTGACTTTCCCACATCAAGAGCCAAAATCACCGGCTTTCTCCGGTGGCTACGCAATCAACTAGACGAGAAACTGCTAACTGTTGTCGGGGAAGACAACAACCAGTTCATACGGCAAGCATATTTGGCCGGTGTCCGCAACGTCCACAACCAGCTTAGTGAGACGGGCGTAGTCTTCGAGCGGCCGGAGTTAGACGACTTGGTGACACGGCCACTTCATGCAACGGAACTCCGAACGTTGGCACAGCGGACGTATGAGAACCTACAGAGTGTAAGAGACGACGTAGCCCAAGGCGTTCGGGACGAACTCTTAGACGGATTTCGAGACGGGCAGAACCCCCGAGAGATAGCCCGGAGTCTCACCGATAGGGTAGACAGCATAGGCAAGCATCGGGCAACGATGATAGCGAGAAGCGAAGTCATGAACGCCTACAGTGAGGGCACGCTACGCCGGACGGAAGAACTCAACAGAGACACCGGAGCGGGGATTAGCGTAGCACATGGCGAGTGGGATGCAGCGATGGATGAACGAACGTGTCCGTTCTGTCGGGCCTTGGACGGCGTAGACCTAACCCCGTCAGAAATGCGGAGTAACGCCGTGCAATTCCGTGGGTCGGTGTATAGGCTCAAGCCACCAGCCCACCCGAACGGAAGATGCAACACTCGGGTTATGCCGGGCAGCAGACCGGAAGGGTCGCTATCTGAGCGGCTTCCGGCAGAGATAAATCTACTATCATGAGTGAACGAATAGAAACGGGCTATGCAGCCCTCCAAGTTGGCAGCGGGGACGTGCCGGTTCAAGTCTCTGGTATCGCAATCGGGGAAAACGACGTAACGATAGGCGGGTCCGGTAAGCAAACCCTCTGGCCGCCTGAGACGCTATCTGAAGCCGCCGAAGGCTTAGAAGGCCAACCCATCGCAACAAGCGAAAACCACACGGCAGACGGGGCACAGCCACAGACACCGAGTGATGCAGTCATTGGAGAAGTCACATGGTCCGGCTACAAACCCGGCGTGGGCGTTCTCTATGAGGGTGAGATAGACGATCCCGACATAGCGCGGTCTGTCGAGAACGGCCGGTTGGAAGTGTCGCCTCTTGTGTCCCGTGACATTGAACCGCTTGAAAGCGACGAAGCCGAGTTTGTTGCCACCGAAATCAACCGTTGGCGTGACTTGGCGACTGTCGTAAACGGGGCCGCTCCAAGCAACGAAATCACGGTTGGCGATAACCCGATGAAAGCCGAAGCGTTGCACGCGGCTGTTGAGTCACTGCAAGAGGGAATCAGCCTAACCCCGCCCGAAGCCGCGCAGAACCATGCTCAAGACGTTCTGGATTGGCGTGACGACGAAGAC